CCTACAAAAGTTTGACTAGAATTATTTCCAGCCCCCGAACCATAAGTAAATCCATTATTATTAAACGATGTTAAAGAGTTTGCATCAGTATCTTCTGCAAATGTTCCGTTTGTATATATTCGTTTTGTAACTCCACGAACAGAGTCAAAAAGAATATGGTCTATAACATTACTTCTGCCTTTAACCCATACAAAGTCAGGTTTGAATCCTGCAGTATTAACAATAGATTGAGTTGCACCATTACCAGTATAGGTAGTAGCATCCATTACTGTATTACCTTTAACAATAGTGCTAGTAGGTAAGTTATAAGTATTGAGTGCTACAAAGCCTGTTGGTGGGGTGTAAGCGAATGGTCTTTGACCAAAGTTGGTTGCCGATGACGAGCCGTTGTATTCTGCAATAGAGAGCATGTGCTCTACAGTACCACCAGTCCAAGTTAATGCAGCACCTGTTTTAGATACACCGCTTGTAGGCACTCCGCTATTTTGAAAAGTTCCATTCTTTGAAAAATAAATTGCGCCGTTATCAGAGTCAATCGCTATTCCAATCACATCACCATTGGTATATGAATTTCCATAAGAAGTTGCTGAACCATTAATTTGTTTTGTTCCGTCAGAAAAATAAGCAACAGACTGTGTTGGATTTATAAGTCCTGATGCATACCCAGCTTGTGGCGGACCATTGTTTGGTCTATTTCCGTCAGCTGAAGTTACAATTCCATATTGCGGGTATGTGCCAACCGAACCTGCAGTTAATGTAGCTTCTATATACCACTTACCTGTAATCATAGCAAATGAACTTCTTGAATTGCCATTATTTGAACTTGAGTTGCCAAGTGTATTTAAATTAGCACCAGATAAAGTGGTAAAAGAACCATTAGTTAGCGGATTCAACACACAATAGTTAGCCGTAGTTGCACTTGTCAATGTAGGTACATCATTCATTGAATCGTAAGTGCTACCAGCAGTAAGGCTTAAATAATTAGTAGTCCAGTTATTGCTATTACCACTAAAGTCATAACCTAAAGTTGTTGTGCTTGTAGTGTTGGTAAATGGCAAATAGAAGCCATTAGTGCCGTATGTGCCTGTGTATTTAGCTGGTTGCCATACACCTGTTGTAGCGTTAGTAGAACCAAATGAAGATGGGGTAAGGGCTTGTCCATCAATGAAGTTAATTTCAGTTTGATAACCATCAAAATATGTACTAAGACCACTAAGATTTAAAGCACCTATATAATGAGCATAGCTTGATGTATTAAAGTAACTAACAAGACCAGAAGAAGGGTCTGTGTTTGCACCAAAAGAAGTAACTCGAACACCGTTTACATAAACTCTTTGGCGGTCAGAAGAAGTTGCATTATTTGTATCCCACACGCAAACAATGTGATACCAAGCAGAAGGGTCACGGAACAACATTGATGTTCCTTTTTCTGCGGTAAGTGAGCCAGCGCCATTAACTTGTCTCCAGTTTAATTCCGTTGATACTTGACCAAATGTACATCTATTGAAAGTATTAGTTGCACCAGTACCAGCCGAAAAAAGAGTCCCAGCACCAACAGTTCCAAACTTTATCCACGCACTAAATGTCCATGTAGTTCCACTTGTTGGAGTGCCAAAAGTTCTATTCAAATAAGCAGAAGCACTACTTCTAAACCTTAAAGATTTAGTTAAGTTATAACCGCCATCATCTCCAGCAAGGAGTAGATTAGTTCTAATCATTTAACATCCGCAACTAAGCGAGCAGTAATTCTAGTTGTAGATTCAACATAATAGGCTAAAACATCCACAGCAGAAGCTGTAGTTGTCAGAGTAGGAGCAGTGCCACCGGGAAACTTAAAGTAAGAACCGTAAGCTAGTGTGCGTGAGCCAGTACCATCTTGAGTAATTACGATGACACCAGACTGACCAGCAACTAGGTTAGTTGGATTAGCTAGAGTACGATTACCACCTAAAGTAACAGAGAAGTTGTTAGCATTGTTAAAGTTAGGAGTAATGGTTGCACCATCAGTGAGTGCAGTAATAGTGCCACGCTGTGCTACTGTAAAGTTTTGGTTTACATTAAGAAAAGCATTGTTTGCATCGTAGGCTTGAACATCTGTGCCAATAACTAAACCTAAATTTGTTCTAGCATTGGCTGCTGTCGATGCACCTGTACCGCCATCAGCAACTGCTAAGTCGGTAATACCTGTAATAGAACCACCAGAGATAGTTTTATTGGTAAGTGTCTCAGTGCCAGCTAAAGTAGCAAAGTCACCATCAGTTAGTGCAGTGTTAAACTGGGCTGTAGTTCCAGACACAGTATTAGAACCAAGGGCAACTGTCTTGTTTGTAAGTGTTTGTGTAGCAGTATTAGTTGTTACTGTATCTGAACCAACTACTAAAGCACCACTAACAGTGATGTTAACGGCAGTAGCAGTTCCAGTTAGTGCTGGAGATGCAGTATCAGCCTTAGTCTGAATGGCTGTAGCAATGTTACTGTATTCTGTATCATGCTCAGAACCACGAATAATCTTTAGAGGATTACCAGTAGATAAACTATCTTTAGAAGTAAAGTTAGTTGTTTTGGTATAATTTGCCATGCTTATTCCTCAGCAGTAGTTTTCTTTGTGGTCTTCTTTGCTACAGGTTTTTCTTCTTGTTTGATTTCTTCTGTAACTTCTTCATAAGCAGGATTATCACGAGTTGTGATAATGTCTACTTCATGTTCAAAAGAAATAAAATTGCCAGATGCAATACACTTAAACTTTACCATTTATATCTCCACAGTTTATTTTAAAACTCTTGATAGAGCACTAAAGTAAACTGCCCCAGCAGTTTCTACCGGGGCAGAGTAAATCAACTAGCTATTAAGCTGGAACAATCAAAGCAACAGTGCTGTAATCACGCAACTCAGCAACACCGTAGAGTGTGTCTGCAGTGAACAATGTACCGAGGTACTCTTGTTTGTACTGAGTCTGTGAACGAACACCCATCTGCTCAACGAGTACTAAACCATCTTTATGACCCATTAAGCAAGCACGAGCTGCAGTAGAACCAGAAGTTGTGTCAGCGTTAGAAGACACAAATACAGGCATACCGTACAAGTTACCGATTTCACCATTGCGGATGGTGTTGTTTGAACCAACTTCACCAACAAACGCTTGCTCAGTGTAGCGAGCCAAGCCCATCAATGTGTTACGGCTTGATGGAGGAATAACGAAATAACGACCATCCATTGGAACATCGCTGTCATCCAAACGCTGGATAGCACGACGAATACCAGCATCAGTCAATGCAGAAGCGTTGTTTGAAGCAGCAACATACAATGTAGAACCATCACCACCGATATAACCCTTAGTGTATGCTGCAGTAGCTGCACCACCTTGAGCGATACGACCTAATTGGATAATGTTGGTATCAACTTGTTTAGCCAAAGCGTAACCAGCGTCGTCTGTGTAGAACTGACGCAGTGAAGACAATGCTTGAGCTTCGACGATGTCCTCAATCAAACGGCTATATTCATAGTGTTTGTCGATAGAGACTGTTACTTCTGACTCAGTTGCAGCAATCAAAGTTACTTGAGTTGATGCAGACTTAACAGATGCTGAACCACGAGTTGGAACAGGGATATGTACTGTATCGCCTTTCTTACCTTTGAAAGACATCTTCTTGATAAGATTAGCTAGTACTAATGATTTTTTGTAAGCAGCGGCAATCTCGTCACTCCAGATTTCTGGGATGAATGTATTCGCTGTTGTGACCGTTACATGGTCTGTACCTAGTGCCATAATATATTTCCTTTAAATTATAAATTTTAAAATTACTTGACTCGTCCTTGGGCATAAGCACTCATGATTTCATCTTGAAGTGCCATGTACCTGTCAGGGTCTGTCATTCTCAGTTTAATAAGGTCTGCTCTTCGATAAACCTTTTTACTAGACTCACCAGTACCGCCTACATCGACAGTTGCTGCTTTCATTGCTGCATCTTGAGCTTTTGCTTCTACAACATCTGTTTTACGAGTTTGTTGTGTTTGACGAATTTGTTTAATCTCTTTGTAAGTAGATAACAACTCATCTGCACTATCAAAATCATATTCAGCGTCTGCTTTAGCAAACATATTCAATCGAACTGGAGAAGCCTTAACCCAATCTTGAAAACCTGTATCTTGTACAATAGTTCCAAAATCAGGATGTTTAGCCGACAGTTGTGCTGCCGTCTTATTCTTCCTCAATTCCATTGCTGTGTTTTTAGCTTCAATTACAGCAGGGTGCTTCTCAACTGCTCTTGCAACTGCCCGGTTAGGGTCTACAAAAAAGTCTTCTTCAAGCGATTCTTCAATTGGGGCTGCGATTGGCTTGTTGGAATCGAGTTGCTGTTTTAATAACTGGTCTGCCAAACTTCGAACTTCATGCACCTCGTTTGCTTGTCTGCCAATGAGCTTTTCAGCTTCTTGGTGCATCTTAGCAATCTCTATAGCAGTCTTACCTTTATATTTCTCTGGTAATTCTTCTACAGGTGCGTTTACTTCTGGGGTTGCTTCTGGTACACTAGAAGTCTCATCAGTAATATCGTCGGCTGTTTGGTTTTGGTTATCTAACAGTTCGTTATCATCAATCAATTGTGCTGCCATTTTTAAAGTCTCCTGTCACCGTATCAAGTGATTTTAGGATTTATAATCTAAGGCTCTTTCGAGGTGTCTTAGGCTTGGTTCTGCTTCTGCTCTTGTTTCAGCTTCTCAGCTCTGTTTCTAGCCCACTTGTCTGCTGCACCAACAAAAATGCCAGAGTAGGGTTCAAGTTTGATATTAGGAGTTGAAATCTGTTTTAAAGCAGGTTTACTACAAGTTTCACACGATACTTCTGTCACCTCATAACTAACAAAGTGTTCGTGTAAATGGTTATCCTCACAGAGGAAATCAAATACCCTAAGAGCCATCTGCTGAGTCTCCCGACATGAGCTGCTCATAGGACTGTTCAGAACTACCTTTTAGGCTTAACAACCACTGAAGGATGTCAAGTTGTCCCTTTTTAAGGTTTAATTCTGATTCATTTTGGATTGGTAAAACATTATTCAAAGCGTCAAATATCTTCTGAGCGTCTTCAATAAGGTCTTTCCAACCATCTGTAGCCATCATCGAGAATCTTGCCTCGTAATAGGCTTGTAATTTCTCATCCATTCTTTGTCCTTTTGGAGAAGTGAGTACTTACTTACTTATATAGCCGTATTTTACCACAACTTTGTAAAAAAGTCAAGCTATTTTTTTAACCTACTTTCCAGTTTGTTCCATCACTATACACAGGCACAGCTACAGCACCGCCTGTTACTACTGTTGCTCCAAATGTAGGGGCTAAAGCATCGGTCACAAAAGACCTAGCACCAACACCACTTGTAGAAGCAGAGGGTAGAGTAGCTACTGTGTAGTTTTGTTGCTTAAAAACTCCGTTTAAGGTAGTTGTACTAGTTGCACCTGATACAGACGAACCTAAAGTAATAACAGTTTTAGAACCAGATACACCAGCCGTACCAATACTGATTGTTTTTTGTGTTGTGCCAGTAATAGTGGTTGAAGAAACTGTTTGTGAACGGCTAATGTTATAAGTACCAGCACCACCAGTACCTGTACCTAAACTAGTAATATAAGTATCAGCAAGGACATTCGTACCCGTAACAACCATACCAACTACAAATGTTCCTGTTACTGTACCACCAACCGTTAATACTGTGGTTGAAATGCTTGATGCAGTTCCTGATGCAGTTGTTGATGATGTTGTTGCTCCGTTGGCAATATCAATGTACTGTGAGCCAGTAGAACGACCTAAAACAATTGCACCAGTTTGTGCAGTACCACCAACAGTTGTTGCTCCCGTTGTTTGAGAAGTAGAAATACTTGTAGAAGCAGTTGTTACCGATGTTGCAAAAGAAGCTGTTGAAGTAGTTGAACCAGTAAATCCTAGTGTTCCAGTTATTGTTGGACTATTACTAAGAACAACACTACCAGATGTACCTGTTACTGAACCAAAATCAGAATAACTAACTCTCCAAGCTGCAGCAGTAGTAAGAGTTGTATCAATACAAACAAGTGTACCACCACTGTTTGCTGTTAAAGTAAAAATAGAGTTTCCACCCGAACTATATATTGTTGTATTTAATGTGGAAGCATTATATATTTTATATGCCCACCCCAATTGCAATGTAGATGCAACTGGCATAACAACTCCACCAATTGTAGTACCAGTAAATAGCTGATAATAACTACTGGTGTTTGTAAGGACTGGGGCTGCTGTAACTGTACCAGCAACAGTCTGTGCTGCACTTGTAGCATTTAAATAAGATACTGTGGATGTGGTGCAAGCAGTAACTAAAGCACCAGTTGCTGTGTTATATCCTGATGGTGTAACACCAGCAACAAATATAGTAGAGCCAACTGCAAAGGGAGGCGATGCTTGTGTTGCAAATGTTAAAGTAGCAGTTGTTCCGTCACCAGTTGCCGCTGTTGTGGCAAAAGAAATGTTTGCAGTAGTTGTGTAGCCTTGCAAGTTAGCTAATGCTGCTGTTGCTGCTGTTGCACCTGTACCGCCGTTTGCTAAAGGTAAAGCTGTTCCTGAATAGGTTAAAGCTAATGTTCCGCTTGAAGTAATTGGACTTCCTGTAACACTTAAAAAACTAGGTACTGTAGCGGCAACGCTTGTGACAGTACCACTAGTATTAGACTTGTTATTAAATGTAGTCCAATCGGCACTTGTCAGATAGCCATTTACGCTTCCTGTTGCCGCTGCCATAGAAATAGCGGGAGTAGTCCCACCACTTGAAACTACAGGAGCAGTACCAGTTACGCTGGTTACTAACCCAGTAACTCCAGTAATTGTGCCACCAGTAATGGCTACTGCGTTGGCATTCTGAGTTGCCATTGTGCCATAGGTAGCGATAGTCGCTTGAATAGCAGCAATAGCATCTAATACAGCTTGTGAAGTAGAGCCAGTACCACCAGTTTGTACAGAGTGAATGTGCTTGGCAGCATCAACAGATAAAACAGTACCTGCATCAATCTCACGACCATCAGATAAAGTAATAACTAAAGAGCCATCAAAGTCTACTTTAGCGTCAGTGACAGAAATGCCATCTTCACCGTCTTTACCGTCTTGTCCATTTACTCCATCTTTACCATCTTGACCTTTATAGCCGTCTTTACCATCACGACCATCACGACCTTTTTCACCTTTAGGACCAGCAACACCCTGTTTAGCAGGAGTGTTGTTGAGTTCAACTAGTTTAGCTTCTAAGTCAGCTTCAATCTTCTTTAAAGCAGAGATAACTAAGTCTACATTTTTACCAATAGACTCTTCTCGTTTAGCTTTAGCCTCAACAATGGTTTGTTCAACCGCTGCTAAAGCTCGTTGCTGTTCTTCTAAGGAAACAGTTTCATTTCCTATTTTCTTGATAAAATCTTTAATGTTAGCCATTATTT